TTTTGGTTAAGGGGCGCACCATCGGGATACCAATGGTGCGTCCCACTGCTTAGTAGCAGTATCAACAGAGTGCTTCTCCAGAAGCCATGAGTTCAAGTGCTCTGCGGCGGGTTTCCACCTCAACACGCAAGAGCACTCGCTCGAGAGTTTTCACGGTCACCCAGGCATAGCGACACATGCGATTCAGAGCATGGCCAAACACCTCTTTCGAGATGGCAGCCAACTGCTCAACGCACATACCACGCATGATAGGGCACGAGGGCGTGAATCCCCTCAAAACCTCTTTTTGAGCATTGCGGCTCAGATTGCGAAATCTGGACCACTCGCCCCAACTCTTTGGTGTCAAATAATTTCTGATCCTTGCATCAGTGAAATCATCTAAGACTTCACTGAGAACCAGTGGATTTGCAACACCGTGGTCGTAGGCGGCTCGAAGAGGGACACGAAGTTCGTGGGTGTACACGAACTGACGCTTAGGAAGGATGACAGAGATCACATTACCGGTGCCGCGCGACCGCTTACGAACACAAGAAGTATCCCCAAGCTGAAGCTGGCGTCCAAGCAACGTACACACGTCCGCGTCATCCAATTTAAATCCTTTGTTTCTCCACCAAGCCAACTCCGCCTGTAACAAAGGTGGAACCCGCGCAAGACGAACCGGACGGTTGTCTTGCGCGGGCTTGACCTGGAATCCAGCCCCGTTTACCGGGGGAAAGAAACCAGCTCCACCTAAGGAACGGGGGGTTCGTAACCACAAATCGACTTCCGCGAAGGTCAATTTACGAGGACCGTGCTCAGAATCAATTTTGACTCCTTGCGAAAGGTCCAAGCGCATTGAAGCGAGACATGCTTCACGGTCGCCACCGCAATTCATTAATCTCGTCCATCGCATCAGGATGTCATTGGCGCGTTCGGCAGCTTCAAGGACAGGGAGAGTGTTCTTTTTACTTTCCAAGATAGACAGGAGAGACCTCACATAACAACCCATGCGTCGGGGCTTGCAGACTTGACGTAAGTCAATATTGTCCTCAAGCTCCGCTGGATCTACCCCTTCCGGGGGTTCCAGGAACATTAGGTTGCGAAGGTAATCTCCCGTCGCACCGGCAACTGTCTTCAGCGGATTGAAATTCCAACCGAGATAGTTGCCGACGACAAAGAAAGCAAATGCACTTGCCCAGTCCGTGACAATGATGCCGTCATCGCCAAGGTGGTTCCGAAATTTTGGCTCGGAAAAGCCCATCCTCCCAGTAATATGCAATACCATGCTGGCAGCAGCACGGTTGCACACACTATTAAAGAGGGCGGTCTTCCAGTCACCACTGGGTAGACCTGTGCCCCATTCTTCTCTCAAAGCTTTCGCCGAGATGGGGGCACAGGCCTTGCCAGTGCGTTTAACGTTTCCCTGACCGGCCCATTGAACGGACCCGTCAGGCAAAGTGACCTTGATTGGGCGGAGGATAGATTTCGCTTTTTCCTCAAAATTTGTCGAGCGTAGGTAATCACGCCTCGGGCCGGGAGCCACTTTCGTGGTTATCCACTCATCAAGAGCATCATGAAAGAAGCTCATCGATGGGCCGTCAATGGTGCGATCCCATTTGGAGTAATCCGTAGCAAGGAACACCCCAGGGCCTTTCAGCTCCTGGAGTAATTCCTTATGCCACTCGATATCTTTTTTGGAGGACGCGCCGAGTAACGACGCGTCTCCGCCCAACTTCGCGGCGCTCATCACTGCCAACAACAGTGAGCGCCCCGCGATGAAGGATTTAGTGTCTGAATTTGCCACGGGCCTGTCCTTGAGGCCAGGCTCGAATTTGTTGAAAATCTTCAACTCCTTCAACTTGCTTGTAAGGTCACGAGCGATACTCATCAATTCACGATGAGACATTGCCCAGACAGTAGTAGCTTTGTTAAGCCGTGGTTTTATTTTTCTTGTTGAAACGTCTTCATAAAGTAGAACCAGTTTCTTTTTGATGTTGCAGGCACCGGAAGTTACAAGTATTCCGGGAACCTTGGCGATATCCTCTGGCAGATAGACTGGTATGTCATCTGTCATCATTGGATTGCCAGGTGCTATTTCAAAAAGAGCGTCACGAACGCATCGTTTATAGAGGTCAAAGAGACCGGCTCCCCAGGGTTTGACGTCTTCCTGGAAAAGCCATTCTTGTACGATTGCTTTCATTTCGCTTAGGTCCACTTGAGGCGAGTAACCAAGTATAAACCTCATGTAGAGGTAGTAGTAAAAATGGCGGTCGATTTTGAATCTACACTTATTGTAATAAGTGGTGACAAGCTTAAAGAAGGTTTGTAAGGCCTTTTTACTTTTAAACTTGTAGACATGCCATTTCTTCAGCTGGGCCCGAAGCTCATCCGATGCCTTTTTAGGGACATGGGAGAGCAAGGCTTCCAACCGGTTCTTGACGGGGGTGTTAGGGAATGGGATCGATTTTGAAAAACGAGCCCGAGAATATTCATCCTTCGTCCGGTGAGCCCAGACGTAGTCTTGATCATTCTCAGCTTCCACCTGAGATAAGTTAAGGGAGAGTTCGCTCAGCTCGGCGCGGCACTGGTCAACGTACAACTCGTCCACGTACAGAACGCCGCAAAAGCGTCTGTCCGGATCGAGTGCACCCAGGTCCACATCGTGCTTAAGGTCATAAACACCCC